GTGCCATGGTCCCATGCGAAAGTCGGGTTTGGCAAGTCCGAAGTTACTTGTGTATTCTGTTGTCATTTCGTGTGACTCACACGGTTATCGAATGAAGCCCGAAACTCTATTGCGTGCATACAAGAACGATAGATTTACAATTTCAAGCTTCTTCGATACGTTACCCCAAATTCTAAATTTGATCGTTTTGAACTTGATAGGAATAGAAAACAGTCGAGGATCACGCGAACGTCGGCCCATGCCATACGGTCCATCATCGAAGCCATAGCCATAGGCATCGTTGCCGATAAAAGTCATTGTAGCACCGGGATCGTATACAACGTTATCTTCAACGTCTTTGTATAGATTATCTACATAGACATCAAATGTAAATTCAGCGTCGCCTTTCGTGGCTATCGACACGTACCGGAGATGCTTTAACTTCATTGGGTCTTTGCCATCGATCCACGGTAACTCGAAGTCGATAGGGATAGGATTTCCTTCGTACTGTGACCACATTGTTGGGTTGTTTTCCCGTTCCTGAGCGAACGTGAGCCCACCCACCTTTTGATGCGTCGTCATGCATTCCCACACCTCATTTGTTGATGAATCCAAACTTAATCCACCAGAATTCATTGTTCCTGCATCTACATCTTTCCAGATATAATCTCGATCCATTAGTTTATCGGCATAGAAATTCTCACCGCTATATGTGCCATTACCACTAAGAAATACTCTGGTTCCTGTGGCAAGAAACAAACGACCTAGAATACTAGTCCATGCCGCAGTCCAATTCATGTTTTCGTATTGAGACCATGCATGCATTTTTAATCGAGGATTGAAAGTATAAACCAAAACTTTGCCTTGTGGCATAAATAACAGGAAGTCATTATTCAATCGATCATATGCAGCAAAAGCTTTGTTCATTTGTTCATCGTCGGTAAGTGCGCCAACGATTGATCTATATGCCGGTGAAACCTGCGTTGAAAGAAAATCTGAGGTGATTGAATCTGGTGCGTATAGATTTCTCTTAGCACTAGCTAATCCGCTAAGACCACAGAACATAATGTCGTTTTCAACGGTGACAATTGTACGATTACCCAGAACACCAAACTGAGGCAATGTATCCGGAAAAACTGGAACGTGTGCAGGGGGTGTAGAACTGTCATACTGGCCTAGTTTGACTTGCAAAGTTATGTTTTGGAGGTAGACCAGAAGATATGTTCTAAAACCAGCAATGCCTCGTATTGCAGCTGCACCCTCTGGGGCATATGCACCCACATCAATTGAAATGGCGTCGTTAGGAGCGGGATCAAGTGGAAATGTGCCACTCGATCCTTTCGAACTGATATAAATTACTGTTGGTTGTGTGCTGGTTACTACACCGCTTGCATTGGTTATAACGATACTAGCAACACAATGATAATTTGCTGCGACACAGCCAAAATTACCAACAGGAACGTTTGTATTTGATCCTGTAGCTAAATCGTTTAAGTATGTAACTTTGAAAGTTGAGTCGATAGTTAATGGTTTATCTTTGCCATTATGTATAATCAAGGTATCCTTGAATGGAACAAAGCTAACATGCGTAACACCAGCACGCCACATCTGAGGCGCACCGGGCAATGCCGCAGCAATAGCTGAACTCCAAATTAAGGTGATTATAGTTCCGTCTAACGTTGTTGTTACAACATGACCACTTTGAGTAACAATAATGTTTCGACCATTAAAATAATAGCCATCTACAATTGGCGAATTCACAACGCTCGATATATCGCAATTAAAGCTTTGCCCAAATCGCACGGCTTGCGATCCAGATGTTGTTCTATGAAAGTTTACGAGGGAAACTTGGTAATTAGGCTGCATCGACAAATCTTCGTCAATGGCATTCCAGCCACCACCAAAGCCGCGAAGTGTCGACGAATCTAATTTGCTGGATGTGCGCGTACCTTTACGCTTTGGAAAGGCTGCAACCATGACTTACTCCGTTGTGTGATTCACACAAATTAGTACGGATTTGTCGGATACCATGTATATGGAACCGAGCCACCCGAACGAGCCGGGGTAAGTTTCCTGCGTGCCAGAGCCGTAGTGATTTCTTGGAATCTGTCATCTGCAAGCGATTGTTGGTCTTGGGCCGCACCTGAGTTGATATCATCACCAGACAAGGTTAGCCATGCTACAGCATGCGTGAGCATATCCTCGTCGAGATCCATAACGTCATCCCATTCCCATGGCTGCTGCTTACCTGAGGCATCGAATGGCCGAGGATAATGCCGCCAAGCAATAACGACCTTTCCAGTCGTTGTTGGAGGAATGATTTGGATACGCTTGAATTGATAATCAGGATCGATTGAAGGCAACCCTGTCCAGAACATAGCACTTGTGCCTGTAAGTGTATTGGGATTCCGTCGCCGATCTAGAATTGGAAGTTCGAAGTTTCTATTCTCAGGAAAGACCGAGAAGATATCTTCGAAATCCCGAAGGTTCTGAAAGATATCGTCTGTGATCTTACCAGTTAATCCATCGAGGTCAACCATTGACCACGACATAAATTGGTCCCATGGATATTTCTTATGGAACACATTAAACGCCCGGATGCAGTCGCGAAACATACGGTCATCGGCATATGTTTGCACGCCCGCACCCGGAACGTCGCCAAGACTTTCCTGAGCATCGGTAACGATTTCTCTGATTGTCTTGGCCATCTGTGTGACTCACACTAACCGTTATACATTCTGATCCCGTGCAAACCGCCGTTGTTATTGGCGTTCACACTGGTATCACCACGAATGCTCACGATGAACTCTTTGATTCCATCGGGAGTACCTGTAGGAATATACATCCCACGAGGATCACCGGAGTTACCAGTCGGAGGATCGGTCTGGTCTGGAGCGATCCACTTAGCAAATTGGAAGTCGATAAAGGTGCCGCCTTCCTTTGCCCATTCGATTGATCCCTTAAACGGGAGTGACAGATTCGCTCCGCGTGTCACCGTGATCGCGGCGCCTGCGGTTGTATCTGTGGGCATACCCCTTGCACCAAGAACCCGATAGAACGGTTTCTTACCCGTACCACCGGCAAGGGCAAAATCCTCGACCATTGGCTGACCGAGATAATCTTCGCCAAACACGCGAATGCTTGTCGATCCTGTTGGAGCAGTTGTCACACCCACAACGATATTCCTGCCGTATGGCGTATCGCTGAGTACCAAAGGTGAGCCGAGATAACCGGGTCCGCCAACAGGCATGTTGATGGTCATACCTGCTCCCGGTGCGAGGGGTCTACCCAACGTGATAACACTCCCCGCATTCATATTGAGCGTTGCCGCCCATTGCATACCGGGAACGTACATATTCATTCCCTGCATAAAGCCTTGTCGATCGCGAAACATGGAACCTTCTCCTTATGCTGCCCGCTCATCTTCGTCGGGGTCACGTGGAACATAGTCGCTAACTTCAACCTTGCCGCGAGCTTCGGCCAGATTAATAACCATCTGTTCCAGCTCACGGTAACTTGCCATGCGGAGATGCGGATCTTGGGAAAGAAACATTTTCCCTAGTGGCGAATTGGGATCGTTGAGACCTTCCAACTGGATGATCTTCGGCTCTTTGTGGAGCTGATAATGACGAAGCATCGCAAGCGATTTGATCCTAATCGCGTGTCCACGGGGAAAATAAACGAGGTAGCCCGCATCTTCGTCGACCAACTTCTTTTTGATCCCTTCTTTGGTCCAATAGTGCTTCTCGCGTTTGACTGCGCCTTCTTGCTTGACGACGACGAATGCGAGTCTTGAACCATTGAGTACACCTGATATCGCCATAAAACGTCTCCGCTACGTGTGAATCACACGTTATGAGTTAGTCAGATATGCGTGGGTGCGGTATTGCCTCCACGAACAAAGCTGACCTTCCCACACAACACGTCGGCCTGTGGCATCCATGTTCCAAGGAGATGACAGCTTCTTGATACGCATATTCGCGCCACGCAGAACGTGGAGCGTCAGGTATTCCTCGTTAACAAAGTACGCGTCTTGTGACGCAAGTTTCTCGTCAAACAATAACGGAATTCCGTTGTGGGTTGTTCCGGAGATTCCGAGGTTAACCAATTTGCGACCGGTACCAGAGTCTTTGAGCTGAATCTGTTGCTTGTCTCGCGCCGCAGCTTTGTGCATCCGGTAGATATTTCGACCGGCAAAGATAACCGTGGGTCGCGGAGAAGATTGCCCGTCCGTCGATCGGTTAAGATCGAGTTCGATAATGTCGTCGAAAGCTTCTTCGATATTTTCAGGCGAGAGAGTACCATTGAAGTCATAGGAAGATGACCTCCATTGAGATTCGTTGGCTAGATTAATCCCTCCAACCACACCAACAGTAGGATCAGCGACAATAAGATTGCCAAGGCCGTTAGGATCAGACCCAGTACCGACTGAGGTATGATACTGAGCAAACTTGCGCTTGATTGATTCATCAAGTGCCTGAATCTTTCCCTTAAGGATTTTGAAGATTTCTGCACGACCTTGGTTTTCATCCTCTTCCTGATCGGAGATGATGAGCGAACCCACGACTCGTGACATATAGTATTCCACGGTCGAGAATTCGTTCGTTTGATCGATCGAGACAGTATCGTAATACTGCATCGATTGAACGTTGGGATTGAGTCCCGTGATGAGAGGATTGGTGATCTGGGGTCCGCCATCCTCGGTTACGACACGCTTTTTAGCGTGAAGATAGGCACTAACTGTGCCACTGATCGCGGAAGCCATGATAAGCTTTGCCCGCGATCGGTCAAGCATTGAATGTATGATCGTATCAAGTACCATAGCTTCACCTGTCTGTGTGACTCACACGAACTATCTTCGGGCGTTGCCTAAGACTTCTCGTATGATTGCGTCGTATGACATACTAGGATGTGCGGGGCCAGCGGGGCCACGTCCACTCCTGTCACCACCTGATGGGGCCATACCCTGCCCATTAGGTAGACTCACAGATGGGCGTTGCCCATTTGTGGTGCCATTGAGTCGCTGCCTCTGACTGCGGGTTGGAGGTTGTCGTGGATCAACCCCGTTCCGAATCAGGTGAAGTTGTACTTTATCCCAGATCTCTCCCAGTGACATATTCTGAAACCGGGGTTGCGATAAAACAGCGTGGAAGATATGCGTATAGGGAACCGCTTCGGGCGTGCTTCCAAAGAACTGATTTACCAAGGTCTCTGCTTTTTGCAGGTATTGGGAGTCTACTTGTTTCTGTTGTCGCTCCTGAGTTTGTTGAGCAGTATACTGTTGAACAGGAGCGATTCCGGCTTGAATCTCTTTTCGAATTTGTTCCACAAGTGTTTTCGAATCGAGAGCATTGTTATCCATACCTAACTGTGATATATCTATACCAGATAATGCCGCTCTTGTCAAGAGGTTTCTTAATACCCCCACAGGATCGGTTTGCGCTTGCTTATAGTAAGATGCAGCTTCAAGTAGCCCTTCTTTTGGCAACTCATAAGCATTAAGTTGCTTCATTGTGCCTTTGAGTTCGCTAAGTTCCTTCTCAAAGCCTAAACCAATTTCAACCGCTCGGTTAAGCTTGCCACGTTCGGCTTGCATCTGGTTCTGAACGTTACCAGATACCGCTCGGATGTAGTCACTAGCCTGCTTGTGTACACGTTGATAAATACGAGCCTCAGAGCCGGCTCTAGCGATGATCTCGCCAGTCTTTGCGTCAACCAAATTCCCCTTTTTATCCTGCTTGAAACTGGCTCGCGGATCGAACTTGAGGGTGTTCTGACGTAAAGGATCAGGCTGCTGTTCTTGCTGTTGACGAGGAATCTGTTCTTCTCGCCTTTGCTGAGGTGCTTCACGCTGATAGTTCTCTTCTTCGTGTGATTCAAACGAACGATCTTCTGGGGATTCACCTTGTTCGATTTCATCGCCTTCTCCGTCACCCCAATCAAGTTGTTCGCTTTGCGGAGCTAGATCTTCATCACTAAGCCCGAACGACTCCTTGATAACATCCATGCCTACTTTGTCATCACTATCTAAACCGCCCATTAACTATCTCCTTATTGCATTGCTGGTGGTGCTGGTACTGTTGGGTTTGGTTGATCCATGGGTCCAGCTCCGGGTGGGGGAGGTGGCGGGGGTTGCCCTCCGCCTCCGGGTGCCCCACCACGAGTTGCTTGAACTGCTTTTTGCAAGAACTGAGCAATCTGTTGTGGGGGAACACCTTCTTGGTGCATTTCCATGACATGTTGTTTGACTTGCGGTGGCAGATTGGCAAGTTCTGGCGGAATACCTCCGGGGGGAGGTGCCCCTTGTGCTCCGGCGGGGCCACCACTTGGCGGTGGTCCATTTTGTCCCGGCTGCGGAGGGGCAGGAGCACCAGTGGAATTGCCTCTTGCCATATTGGCTTGCATCTCCTGTTCCATCATATCCCAATCTTCGGGTTTGATGACAACCTCGGTGAAGGCTTGTTCGAGTACACGTAAAGCCACTTTCATCGATGTCATAGGAGCAGACGAGGCAAATTGGCCTATTGCCTGAGCAACTTGAATTGCTTCTTTCTTCTTAAACACAGAGTTGGGCTTCTCACTTGTTCCGGGTACAATGTCTAATGCAAATCGTTTGTTGTATTCGTCGAGTGTCATGTTCTGCCAAGCTTTGGCTATGTCAGAACCAACAAGGGTTTCAACCTCTGTCTGTGACATATTCTGAACGCATTGTTCTAAAAGGGCCTTGCACAAGTCAGACATAACATCTTCAACAACTTCAATCTTAGCTCCAACAGACATACGAGCTGCATCTTGATACGATTGGACTGATGCTTCATTAGTGTTAGTCTTAAATTGAGTACCTCTAATCGCGTCTGAAGTATTCGAAATTCGATTGATTGATTGCATTGTGGGTTCTTTATTAAATAAGGCTTCATAATTCAAACTCGGCGGTACGAGTGATTCAAACACATCGCTAATCTTTGTGCCTTCTGGCACTTTAACACCGATAACAGATTGTTCGTCTACAAAGCCACGCTTAACAGCAGCCATCAATATCTCGGCATCAGCTTGAGATATCTTGTGTGAATTGTAGAAAAAGAAGTTGAATATTGAATTGCGTATGCGTGACACTTGACGATTGATTTGATTAATCTCGTCTTGTTGGTCTAAGTAATATGAGACCTCACCCACGGTAGTAGTTTGTCCAGTGGACAATCCAAATCCAATAATGAAATAAGGAAAGAATCGCGTTGTCTTAGTATAGTTATCCCATATCCAAAGCGGATATGTCCAGTCATCAGCGGCGAACAAGGAGGTACGTCTTGTAGCTTTGTCCCAAAAGAACCAACACTCAGTATAATACAAAGACCTATAACCAGCGACCTCATCGTTTTCTTGGGCTGAAGTTTCACCGCCGAGAGTTTCAAGCACGAGCCCATATGCGTCATCCTTGGTATTCGTGCTGTTTCCAGACGAAAATATAGCTTTATGCGTTGGCTTGAAAATATAGTACCAAGCGTTTTCATCTTTATTCTTACGAGTGAATTTATGCTTAAGAAAGTTTGTTGGTAAATAACAACGCTCTGCCATCCAACCAGCATCGGTTCCGTCAGGCATTTCGGCTACGGGATCAATGACAAGGTTCTTTGCCATGACATTGCGTAGTTTTGGTCCTCCGGGTTCGAACACGTTTGCCACAGATTCAATCGCTGCAAGTTTGCCATAAGCACTTTCAAGGGATTTCTGACTCTTTGCCTTTTCAATTTCCTTCGTAACTTCCATAAGATCGGTCATGACCGAATCAGTAGAATCAGCCTTAAGAACATAATCAAGTTTGACTATGCCAAAGTTCGTCATTAAGGCCACACCGACAGCTTTTTTGATCTTTGGTTTGCAGTTTAAAAGGTTCTTACCTTTGAGCAAGGCGTTTAGGAGGTTGGAAGCGCACTTAGAAAATTCCTCATCTTCTTTATCGGTTGTATTCACTGCAATGTCAGGATCGCGTCCGTACACGGCAGGTAACATAACGTTGATGTTTGAATAAACCATATTCTCGGTTATGTCACCTCTGGAAAATGTACCCTTGGAACTCTCTGATATTTTAACTTGATGGTTATTGTAGTATGCAAAACATTGTTCCCATGCCTCATGAATAAGTTCATTCGCCTTCATCGCCGAATCGACCATCGTGCGACAAAGCGAACCAAACGCTTTCGAGACAGGAATCTTCGAGTCAGGATATACTTGATACGGGGCAACCTCTTTCTTTTCCTTATCCGCTTTAGGTTTCTTGCCATCAATGAAATCGTTTACGTCCTTAAACATATCACCTTGCGGATCATCGTCGGCGCTTGTGTCGAACTCGTTTTCTGCCATCGTATTTCCCCGTCGTGTGAATCACACTAGAAATTAGCCTCTAATCCAAACAAGTCGCGACACATTTGTTCACGAATCGTATTCTTGACCATCATCGAATCAAAAGGATGTAAAACATTATAGACATAATCATGAATACAATTAGCCAAGCCAACCTCAATTGTAACGAGGGTCTCATAGATTGGCTGTCCTTGTTCATCAGCAAGCGTGACCGCATCAACATTCTCCGGAAGAGATACTGCTGGTGTTTCGTTAACGAAAGCATCGTACAGAGAGGCCATATTTGGATTATAATACTTTATCACATTCAGTGATGCAACCACATCATCCATTGTCATGAGATTGCCTCTCTACAAATTGTCCTGCCGCCCCAAGTCTTTCATTAATCATCGTGACCAAAAGCTCGGCATTCGGCCTTGTTATAATCATTTCGGCAACAGCCATGCGAGTTCCCGGTGCCCTACCAACCTGCAAGCGTTCATCATAGAAGCTGATACGAACCATTTCATGTTCGGATACCATGACCTCAAACGTATTTGCGTATCCAACCAGATAGTCTGTTACGCCTGTTGGGCTGGCCATTATTTCTTTCCTATTTTGTCATCGCATCAACGAGCCTGTCAATGCGCTCCTTGTTGTTTTGGCTTTGGCTTTCC